AGCGAAGCACTATATAAAGTGAATCAATGAGTTCAATGAGTATTCAATGAGTATTCAATGAGTATTCAATGAGTATTCAATGAGTTAGTCTGTCACCTCCACCTAATCCACCTCACCAGTTCCCTATTCCTTAACCTAGCCCTTCAATCCTAAGTGTACTAGCCAGTCGTACCAACATGTGGATAGGGACTAAGTATACGTAGATAGGAAAGGGATAGGTAAGGTAGAGGGAAGGCTAGGTGAGATACACACACAGCCTTTGACTTTGTGTTTTGTCTTTTAACACGTATAAGAATCAATGGATTATGATTATATACTACTGTCTTAAATAAGTACGGGACGCAGTAGACCTCTGTAACATAGGCATGAGTACTGTGTGAGTAATTAACTAGTAATCAAATACTATTTAGGACTAGCACTGCCTTATTAGGACAATGCTAGAATTAAATACTACTTACTTATTACTTTCCGAAGTATGTTGTACCATCAATATCAGCTACAAGCTCAGTGAACTCAGTACCACCAACACTACGTAAGATTCTCCAACCATTGTTAAAGAACTGACGATTAGCTAGGTTGACTACTTTGTACTCTTTCTTAGTAGCAGCTTGTGATCCCTCGAAGTATTGACGAAGTATATCAAGGTCATTAGTGAACTCACCACCTATGTTCTCTTTAGTACCAAATAGCTCTTGGTAAGAGTTGATGATGGCTTGCTTTAATAGCCCAGTTTCATTGATAGATACTCTAAAGCAATCATGAACACTAATGATATGCTTAACTCCAAGCTTCTTACAATGTAATACTATCAAGCGAGCTAATTGACCATCAGTTGCTTGTATCATATTAACGAAGCCTTTACGACCATATGATTCCAAGTCATACTCAGCAGTCTTGAATGTAGGTTTCTCAAAGAAGCGAGTAACACCAACACCTTCAACTAAGCAGTTAGGTACATCAACATCAGGACTAAGCATCTGGCCATCAATATCAAGCTGGATACGGTAATCCATTGCAACTTCAAAGCCATCTGGCATTCTGTGAGTCATTGGTGCATTGTACTTGCACATCTCATTCTCCCAGTCATAACCAGCAGACTTGATAGCAGAACGTAGTTGACGTAGTTTAGAACCCATTGCTGCTTCTATACAGCTTAAGAACAACTTAGCTAGGATCTCACCTTCATCAATGTTAGCTAGTTGTTGATTAGCACCTGATACCCACAAGGTATTGAATGCTTCTTCCTCAATAGTGTCAGCATCCATCATAGCCAACCAACCTGCTCCATAGAATACAGCCATGAATGCCTTCTTCATACTGCCACGGTTCATACCTTTGATACTTTTCTTATCACACTCTTTGACAGCTCTCATGTACACATCAGTCAGCTCACCTCTAGTCATACCACATGCTATCAGTATTGCTTCACATGCCACCATTGCAGCACCTAGTTGTGGTCCTGAACATTTAGCATCATAACCTACTGCTATACCTATGTATGGTCTGTTGCCAAGCTCTAATTGGTTCATGATGTATATAGCCTTAACAAAGTTCCAAGGTTTGGATACCTGGCCTGACTTGCCGTCTTCAAGATGCTCTAGTATAAACTTAACAGGATCAGCTAATGCTTCTCTTACTAGTCTAATATAGACATCGTTGCCACCTTTGAACATGTCATGGATTTCTTCATCAAGTAGCTTGTAGGCTTCTTGTGAGTCATAGTCGGTTGATACACCATGCAAGTCCATCATTGAACGTGACATGTCTGATGTCTGGCCATTAGGTCCATAATATGCTGCTTGGTAACTTCTACCTCTTTGGTCAAAGAAGAACTCACTGAAGTATCCAGCACCACGTATCATAGCTGCTGTACCATTTAATACATAACGCTCAGTATCTATGAACTCACGTTGTGCTCTAGTACCAGCAACCCATACCTTACGAGCCATATCAAGCATATACTCGCTACGCATGAATGGTGTATCTTCTAGTCCATGTATTGCACCAGCAGCTATTTGACCATAGTCAGTACGACCATAGTTACGTTTACGATCTAACTCTTCACCTACTAAGGTTGGAGCAGTTGATCTCATATCCATGTGTATGATGCCTAGTACAGCCTTACCTAGTGATACCTTACCATTAACTACATCAACATAGTTAGTAGCCTGGAGCATTGGTAGTGCATTGAAAACAGCTAGTGCCTCACTGTTTACCATAATGCCTTGTAGTGAACCAGTCATCAGTCTGACCCATTCATCAGTGTTACCTTGCACTAGTGTCTCAAGGTTAGCAGTGTACACAGTAGCCAGTGCTGCTGCTTGCTTAGGTGTAGCCAATGATGACTTAACCAGCTTAGCCATTAGGCGGTAGCATACAGTGTTAGTGATTGATCTAGTGAGTACTATCTCAGTAGAGGCCATGTCACCCTCTAGGTTAGCAATAGCAGTAAGTAAGTCAGCGTTGTTGTTTAAGTCTAAGTTATTCATAATAGTTCTCTATTGATGTTAAAGTGATAAAACAGTGATTATAACAGCTTGCAATGTAAATACAGCAAGAGTTACAGATTGTGGCACAACAGACATTAAAGTTGAAGTGTTAGTGTTATACGTGATCTTAGAAGCTTTCATAATAGTTACTCGGTTAGTTAGTTGTTTATAAGAACATCATTGATAAGACAAGAGCTTCAACACAATAAACTGTCATTGCAATTGAAGGTGATACTAAAGTCATAAGAACTGAAGTGTTTGTGTTGTATGTGATCTTAGAAGCTTTCATTGTATTATACTCATTGTTGTAGTTGTAAGAAATAGTCAAGCAAAAAAGGTACTACTTTATATACGTGACAATCAAGCCTCACGAGCAGATTACTTCTCACAATATTTCCTAAATATATTATTATTATTCCACTAACCAAGCGTAGCTTGTAAAGGCATAGCTTGTAAAGGCGTAGCCTCATCAAATCGAAAAATAGGGCAGCAATATATTTTATAATTTCTATAAACATATTACTACCCAACGCAGTTGTAGGACTCCGTCCCAGGTACTTCTTCTTAACTTCTTTACCTACTTCTTAACCTACTTCTTAACTACTTAGTAACTCACTAGCTTATTAGCTTCCTTGCGGTGTTCTATCTCAAGCTGTAGTTGCATTGACTGCTTAGTACCCTGAACCATTTCATCTCTGAAACTAGTTATTGCTTCAGTTTGACCACGATTAGTACCAGCCATCTCTATCTGTAAGATCGGCATCCAAGCCATTGAGCACTGTGATTTATCGTGGTTGTTACCTTGCTGGTCAGTTCCTTGTATTTCTACGTACCAGGCACATCTATGTATCTTGTTATCTTTTATTTCCTCGCACTTACTACCTAGTGGGCAGGTTGTTACTGTCTCTAGTTCCAATTGGGTTCTCCTTAGTATTTATAGTTAGGTCTTAGTACAAACAATACCACCTACATACCTAGGTGCCCAGACTTGTATGTCTGTAACTCCGTGGTTATGACTAGCATTGCCGCCAGTAGACCAAGTATCATACTCGTAGTTGTCGGTATCATTAAATTTAGCACCTCTATGTGAAGCTGAAGCTGATTGACCATTAGGGCCAGGTACTTCGGCACCCCAGGTCATTCTGTGCTTGTGGCTAGGCATTTCGTTACTAGTTAAGGTATGACTACCTGTATTATGTCCATGACTCCATATCTTTGGATCCATTGTACCATTAGTTTGGCCACCACTATCCTTTCTAATAACTACCATACGCTCACTTATTGAGGTATTTATAGTCCATCCGATAGGTGCAGCAGCTTGTATGAATATCATCTGGGTACCAGCAGGGAAGCTTGATTGATTAGCATTAACATAGTCCTCAGTAGCATAAATACCACTATTTGCTAATGACTCTGCTGTTATATAGCTCTCATTCCACAAGTCAAAGTTACCGCCAGGGCCAGCCGCTATGATACTAGCACTAGCCTTATTCAACCTCACCCATGATGTATCCTTTCTTAGGTACTGGTTACCATCAACAGGGTTCTCACCAAGTCCTTGGCCTACGTCCTCAATGGTTGGTGGGTTTCCTTCGTGAAAGATACGATACACACCGGGATCACCAGGTAGTATAGGCCGATCATCTGGAGTTATTACATTATCTACATCAATAGCTACTAATTGACCACGTACATTACCAAATAGCAAGTTGTCATAGCTCGTACTAGCACATGCGAAGTTGATCAGTGCTGAGTTATTGAAGATGGTTTGATCACTAGATCCCCAAGTATTAGAACTCTTGGCAGCTACACCATAAAGGAATAAACCTTCAGATGCATTGGCTAGGTTGGCAGCTTTACCATAAGTTGGGGCCTGTACCCAGTAGGACTGAGTAGTGTCTGCTTCGGGATCTTGCCCTGCGTGGTCAGTCTTACAGGTGTATTGCACACCATTCTGCCATAATACCACACCGGCTATATAACTAATATCAGTCTGCCAGTTGAAGTATGCTTGCTCAGCTAATACACCAATATTACCATCTATTGCGTTCAATACGTAGTTAAACTCTTCATAGGCAGGTATTTCAACTACCCAACCTTCTAAGTATCCGGCAGTAGCAGGGTCTGTTGCGACTCCAGCACTTGCCCAGATATCTTTTAATCTCTTTTGTGTTGCCATAGATATTCCTCTAGAATGTATGTGATGTGATTGTTAAGCCAGTACCCATTGGTACGTACCAATGCCTGATAGCCTCTAATAAGTCTAATTCTTCCTGGCTAATATTTGTTATATCCAATAATAGCTCGGCATTTTGGCCTGTTTCTACCATCCATTTCTTGACATTTCTGCCTAGTACGGTATCGATTAAGGTGTAGATGGTCTCTATTGACCAGTCCCTACGATTAGTGGCATAAGCCCTACCTTGCAATAGCTTACGATAGGTAACGTCAGTCAAAGGTACTATACTGAAATCAGCTTCACTACCAGACTTGAATATTCCACCTACGGTAGGGTCTCCAGTAGTACCAAAACCTTTGACATCCACTACTCCTTGAAAGCCAAAGTACCCATTTACTGCAATAGTGATATTTCTAGTTTGACCTAGTATTCTACCTATTACATCTAGTTGGGCACCAACAGCATTCTCTAGGAAGCGGCCTAGATAGACCTCATTAATCTTTGTCCTGAGGATGCAGACTTCAGTTATGAAAGCCATAATGTAGCTTTTAAGGATAGGGGATTCTGCATATTGGAAGAGTAGCATCTCCTCCATTATGTCTACGCAGACCTGGTGATAGTCTATTTCTGGGTTCATACTACAGCCACCACTACATCAGCTACAGTAATTGCAGCATACTCAGCATCACTAATAGGCATGTTAGCAGCTACCTCAGTGCCAAGCGGCCCAATAAGTAAGCTATTAATCTGCGCTTTAGCGAAAGGAGTAATGATAGGAAACAGTCTTGACCAGATGACATCTTCGCCAACAGCCAGGGTATTGATGTGCTCAATTATAGCATTCTGAATACGTTCGGTCGCACCGGCCTTGTCATCGTCTAAGTAGGTTACATTTAGTAATACTGAGACAGCAACAGGTAGAGACTTACTAAAGTTCACAGTGTGTTGATTGCCTTGAGAATCCTCGACTACAGTATTAGTAGTCCCGAAAGTGCCTAGTCCAAGCCCTTTAGTATCAAATATCACTTGGGCAATAGCATCATCAGTTATACCACCATACTCACCTACTGTTACGTGGATGCTGTGTGCTGGTGTACCATCTGCTGCAATTGAGCCAGTATCATTATTGTTGATCAGTACCTGAGGAATCCCTAACTCTAGGACACGAGCCTGCATAGATTCAAGTACTGTGACAGTATTTCTCATGACTGTGCGGTTCCTCATGTTTCTATACTGTGCTTCAGTCTGAGGAGCATTGCCCTGCACACCATCGGCTACTTGCGTTATACCATCCCAACCATTTACTACTGAGTCAAGATTGACTAGTGTACCGGCTAGTATGGGAGTAGGGCCAGCTATGACAGCTATGACCGCTACATCAGCAGGTATGATAGCTTCTGCATTAGTGTAGTATTGGTTACCGTCTGCATCAGATACTAGTGAGCCTTCTGGAACTACCGTAGTGGCAGTGCCGACTAAGCCGATAGTAGCTGAGGATCTCGTAGCAACACCATAAGGTGTGCCGGTAAGCATTGAAATGTTGCGTAGCCCATGCCCAAAGGTAACTAGTGGATCATATGAGTTATAAGTCTTTTGTAAGTCATCCCAAGCTAGGATTAGCTCAGATGAGAAAATGCTGATTAGCTGACCATCTGGACTCTCAGGGCTAAAGTCAGTCCCGGGTGATATGACCTCAAGCCTGTCTTGTATTCTTGATATAATTAAGCCTAAACTTTCGGGTACATACCCTTCTGCTGTTACTCCTGCCATACGTTACTCCTAAGTTTTAGTGACATTAATTCCGCCTATTACTACCTGCACACCGTTATGAATAACGAACTGTGTAATAGCTGGGCCTTCTTCTTCTGGTACTACTCCTTCACCACAAGTCCATGGGACAGAGGTATCGATAATACCGTAGATAGTCTTGGCTTTAAAATCAAGCCTTAACTTTCTATCTATAAATTGGGTAGTTACTTCGATCACTTCTAATACGCCCTGGGTACCCAGTATGATCTCTACCATACGTGACTCCAGATCGAATAGGTCGAAGTTCTTGATTAGGTCATTGGTATTTACATAGCCAATTTTTGGATCAAGTATCCATTCTCCTAGTGCTGTTTTAAGTTTACACTGGACTTGTTGAATGACAAAGCGACCATCAGTGACTCTGAAAAACCCACCATCGGGGTTAATCAGTAGGTCATTGGAGCACTTGCCTAGTGCTAAATAAGACATATTTCTCCTAAAAAGTAAGTTGAAACCAAAGCATGAAACCGAACCAATCATTACAATATAGCCAATCGCACGACACCCAAGGCTCACCTGTTACGAGTATCTCCTGGAAGCCTTCTTCTTTAATCGTCACTAGTTTCATAATGGTGGGCTAGTAGTACCGCCCGAATCTCCTGAGTGTGTGTGAGTCTCTAATACAATACCGGCACCGATAACACTAGCTCCAGTAATAGTACCTGTTGAATCAATGTCACCATTTACTATCACATCAGCATTGATGGTTACAGTGGTTGGTGAGGTTATGTGAATAGTACCATCTGCATTAAGGCTAATTATTTGTGAGCTGTCTATGTTCCTCCACTGACTAGAATCAGCAGAAACACCGGTAATTGCTCTGGGTATAGTATTAAGCCCAACAATAGCGAATCCATCATTCTCATTAAATTTCCTCTTAAGTTGTGGTGCTGGTTGACCTACTACTAGGCCAGCTGTGTCCTTATCATTATAGAGCCAGTGATCATATCCTATTGAACTCAGCATAACTAAGCAGGTATCTCCTGGCTGTACTGGATGGGTCAAAGCCCACCCTCCACCGGATGATGTATGACAGGGCACATCCTGTAGAATAGCACGTTTGATTATTTGTTCTAAACCTTCAATGTTGCTGTAGACTCTCTCAGCACAGATAGCTATTGTTCCTAGCTGTGTAGTTTCATCATAAGTAACTACTCTTCCTGGATACATCATCTTGACCTCCTTTAGTTAGTGATACCTAATGTAGCCATCGGGCCTTCAAAAGTAGATATCTGGGTTATGGTGGTTGGTGTAGTAGTAAATGATCTAATACCTTTAGAAGTACCTTGTAAGATCTCTTCACCCTTTTTCTGTATGCTCTGGATACCTTCTTCGACAACACCTTCAGCAGTAGTACTTTCAAAGCCTACTGTTTGGGCTGCTTGTGATACCACACAGTCAACAGTAAAGCCTAAGATTGATTGCCCAAAGGGGCCACCGCCTAAGTTCACTATGTCCTGTAAAGCACCATAGGCAGAACTACGCAGTTCACCCATTGCGGTCTTAATCAGATCAGTAGCAGTATTAGTGGTAACGTCCTCGACAAAGCTAGCAGCTCCTTCAAGTAGACAATTAGATGTCCCGAGCAACCCACCAGATAACTCGAAAGGTAAAGGTGGTATTACGTCAGTCACAGCATTAGTGGCATCTTCAAAGATATCAGTGATTGAGGTATGCTGAAGGTACGAGTATAAGCCCGTAGTATCATCATAACCCACACACTCAAAAGTGGTGTCAGTGGTCTGTCCAGATACGTCCTTACTTACTATTCCAAAGTCAGTACCTAATAAGGCATCTGTCTGAGAGTAGTGAGCTTTAGTGCTATACGGTAACCCAGAAGCAAGCCATTGCTCTTCAAGCTGTTCTTTAGTCAGGCGGTCGACAGGTTCAAAGGTCAACTGCTTAGGTGCCGACCCTATGTTCACACCAGCAACCTGGATCTCCTCACCAGACATAGTGAAGTCAATGGCATCAACCATGCCCTGCTTCTGTGCAGTTTGGAAGTTAGTGAATATTACAGGGAAGTAAACTCCCAAGTTTGTCACTACTCTACATTGTGTGCGATTAGCAACTAAGTCACCCATCACCTTAAACATCTCTTTAGAAGTATTCTGCTTACTATATTGGATCATACCCGTACCCTTCAGTACAGTATTGGTAAACATCCCATTGATAGCAACCACCCTATTCTTCCTGATTGCGTGGTTACTTACCTCAAAGCCATTCTGTACAGGGAATTTAGTCACCTGGCTAGTGGCCTGGTGAGTCTCTGAAATGACAGTGTGGAACTTAATGGTCTGTTCATTACCCTTGCTATCATAAGAGATAGTTGCAGGTGTTGGTTGTGGCATAGTACCTCCTATTCGTACCAGTTATATTTACTTAGATGAGTTCCTTTAGCGGACTTGTAGGCTATTGCCTTAGTAGACCACTTACTAGAATGGGTAGAGCCAAGATGATTACAGCTCAGTACATTAAATATCGACCACCCAGAAACACTAGAGTTCAAGTACTGGTCATCAATCACTAGTGTATCAAAGCCATCCTCGACAGTAGCAGTTAGTAACTGGCTAGTATCCAAGAGTGATCCACATCTAATTAGAGGGTCTAGGTTTGATTCTATTTGTAATTGAGCCACACCAACGATAGGATTAGATCTCATATTGCTCGTAAGCAGTGTAATCTTAGCCCTGTCAGATTGTGTAGTTTGGTGGATATTCTTCTGTAGAGGTCTGTAGACCAGTTCGATGATACGAATATTATTACCAGCCGATGACATGTGGTGGGTAAACCCATACTGCTTGCCAAGCTCATCTAGGCAGTCAGCCACCTCTCCTGAGAATACATAGACAGGGGCTGTAAAGTCAAACTTCTCAATATCAGGAGGGAAGTCTATGTACTCAAAATGAAGAGTGCCTGTTGAGAAAGTCTTGAGAGATTCAAGTACTCTCTTCAGTCCAGGCTTCTTCACAGAGATTTCAGCTTGTTGTGAAGTAAAGGTCTTTCTTAAGCTATCAATACAGTAAAGAGAAGTTATGCTGTTGGGCACCCTCTTCTCAGTATATGCATTATTGACATAGTAAGAGTCCATAATCTTTACTTCTGGAGATCCATGAAGGGATACCCATAAACTAACATATCTCTCTCCATTACTCATCTCTTTAATAGTTGACGAGGCCAGGTTGTAGATATCAACTTTGGCCCTGTTGAATCCTTGCAAGAGCCTTATATCGAAATCTACTCTTAGATCTCTGGTTTCAAGTACGGGGTTCTTTGATCCATCATAAACCACTAGCCGTATTCCTTTTCCGAAAATTGCCATTAGTTCTTAGTACCTCCGTATATTTGTGAGTCGACCTTACTGTTACCGTAGTTATCTTCTACTGTAGTCATAACCACATCTTCACCGAGAGTGACCGTGATATTACTTTCTACCTGGGTTGATACTTTGACTTCCTTATCGCTTGATATGCTCTCACCACGCACCTGGCCAATCTTACTATTAGGTATGGTTTCATCAGTCCTCATATCGTGAGCTTCCGTTCCTGGTATATAACTAGCTATGCCACCTATGAAGTCACCAATTGCTTCCTGGCCTTCTACTGAGGTATTGTCATAAGCCATACTACCAACTGCATAGCCGGCTGCTCCTGCTGCCAGAACTCCTGTAGTTGCTATTGCTGCTGCTGATAAGGCGGCTGCTGACCCGCTTGTCCCTGCTGCGGCTACTGCTGTCCTTGCTACGTTTGCTACTGTACCACCTGCCCTAGCCATTAGTGATGCTGCTTTTGGTAATGCACTCTTAGCTGCCTGGCTAGCTGCCCGAACCGTACTGGCCGGGTTTCCTTTAGACATAATGGCCTTAGCTGTTAAGCCTGTACCGGCTAATGCTGCCATACCCATACCTACTGCCATACCATCAGAACCTGTTACGTCTACGATATTGTTGACTGCTTCTTCCTGCAAGGTCTCCTTTAGCATACGTGCATCGGTTACAGCCTTCTGAGCTTTCAGTGCTTGCTCGACCTTAACAGTCATGCGAGCATCCTTGAGTTCTTCTGGATCTACGGTATCATTAGCCATAGCTAACTTGCCCATATTTAAGGCACCCAATGCTGTTGCTTTCAGTGCTTGATCTTCAAATCCTGAAGTCATCCCTAAAGCCCACGATGGTATATCACCAGTCTCCATATTGGAGAGTTCTGCATACCCTGGAAAGTGTGGTGTACTTACTCCTGCTTTAGAAGCAATCCCTGCTAGTCTTGATCGCATCTGAGTATATTGCTTATGCCCTGCTACTGGATCTAGTGCTGTCTTTCTAAGCTCGAAAGCTTGTCTAATTACACCTTCAGCACCATCTTCAGTAAGCCCAGCTTGTTCAAGCATGTGAGTTTGTCCACGTACTCTATCAACATCCATGCCGGTTTCTTTAGATAGGCGTATATCACCTACTTGAGTTTCCGTACCTTTACCAATAATACTCAATAGTCCCTTAGCAGCTTGATTGGCGGCCATACCCATTTGACGTAAGTTCTGACTAGCTTCCTTACTAGCTGCAACTTCCTGTTGCTTCATCTCCATAGTCATTGCATTAAGCTCTTCTACGTTCTCTTTCTCCATGCGCTTGACATCATCTTCGTGCTTACGATCATTCTTACGATCAGTTTCCTTGGCTTTGGCTTCCTTAGTTCTTTCCTTAGCAGATCCGGCATCCAGGGTATTACCTTCCTTCATTGCATCAAGTAGCTCTTGCTCTTCAGCCTTAGCGAACCTCTTTCTTTCCTTAGCAGAACCAATATCAAGTGTGTTTCCTTCCTTCTCAGCTTCAGCCATAAGCCTGGCTTGTATGGTATCTTCCTCTTCACCTTCGATATCTAGGTTCTTGGAAGTCTTGTAGGCTGCCTTGACTTCTTCCTTTTTCTTCTTCTTCTTACGGTACGAGTGCTCCTTCTTGATCTTGCCTTTCCTTTCTAGGTGAGCTTGGTCATCAGCAGTCATCTCCTCATCTTCGTCATCTAAATTCTTTCTCATAAGCTCCTCTCTAAGTTTAAAGACATTCTCTCCACCTGCTAATATTTCATCTACTACTTCTTGATCATACTCAATAATAGAGTGGCCTATCTTAGAAGTTTCCTCATTGATCCTGAAGAAGTGAACCTGGCGTTGGCCAGTAATATGCATCTGCAATTGCATCTGCTTATTGTAATCCTTCTTCCCTCTCAGTAAAGCCTTCTCTGAGTTGTGTACTTTAAACTCAACTAGCCCTTGTGATTCACCATATTTGTCATAAACATAACCATCCGGTGATACTCCATAGCCTTCTGCTTCCTTGTTAGTTTCTAGGAAGGCATCTTCTACTTCAAAGCCTGTGAACTTCTCAAACTCTTTCCGTGCTCGCCCTTCCCATTTAGATCCCTCTCCTACGTACTTAGTAGGTATGAACATATCGGGGTCAATTAGTTGGTTAGCTAGGTCTCTCTGACCTTTCTTACCGTACTCTTTATCAATACGACCTGTCATTGATGCCGACAGTAGACCTCTCTTCTCCTCTAACCACGCTTTAGTCCCCTGATCTGCAAACCTCCCTGCCTTCTTCTCCCTGGCTACCCTTCTTAGGTACCTGTCCCTGTCTGTGTTTCCCGGCAATACTTCTTCAAAGCCAGTTGTACTAGTCTCTACTTCGTCAATGATCAGTGCAGCAGCTTCATCGTGGGGCATACCAGCCTTAACTAACTCTTCAAACCTGTCAGTTTCACTCATGCCTTCATCAGAATACATACCGCCTTTATCAGATCCCATTACAGTACCTTGCCCAACTCTTGAAGCATCAATCTCTCTTTGCTCATCAGGACTGGCTGTTGTGTATGATGGTAGGTTCTTTAGTGTAAGTCCGTCAGTCTGCTCTTTCTGCTGATCGAAGTCATAGATCCTGGCTGTGTTCCTGGCCTCACTTGATAAGGCTTCTTCTTCAGTTACATCAAATGCTAGTGACCTCCTAGTGTTCTGGAAGTTCTCATCTAATGTGGTTAGTGCTTCAGCTTGGATAATACGCTTAGCTTTCTTAGCTCGCTTCTGGAACTTCTTATATGCCTTCTTAGCCTTAGCAGCTGATCCGAACCTTTCCTCATTAAAGTAAGTAGAAACTCTTCCACTTGGCTTCATCTGAGATAGTTCATCTACAGTATACTTAGCAGCATCACTGGCATCATAAGCTTTCTGGCTCCAGGCAGTAGTACCACCTTCAGTCAACTCATCCTGTGAAGGATACAGTGCTGCATAAGATAATCTATCATGTCCTGTGCCCGACTTCCACTGTAACTGATTAGAGTTACCACCAATACCGAATACATCTAAATCACTATTCAATGGTATGTTAGTAGACTCAAACATGAGCTTACCGTTATCATCAACCTTCTGTAGTCCAGTAGCATATTCTAGTACCGGGATAGCTGGGTGATTCTTTGACCAGTATTTAGTTAGTGCCTTCTGAGTTTCTTGATGTCTAGCTTCGTATAAGGCCGGCTCCAGGCGTTTAGTATTCTGGTTGCCATAGACATCAGCAGCTACCGGCATGAACTCAGCCAACCACTCTAGGTCCTTGTCAGCTTTCTTTTGCCTCTCTGGACTCATATGATAGCCAGCAAGGGCTGTTCCTGAGCCTCTCTCGAGCTTTACGGACTGAGTGATGCCCAACATACCCATTATCATTTTCTGCTCAGCAGGGTCGGTTGTAGCGCGTATTTCGCCACCAATATATGACCCCTTCCGTGGGCCTACTGTTTGTAGTACTGGCTCAGCTTGGTTATTGATCTCTCTAAGCTTACGCTCATACGTATCAGCTATCTTTGATGGGTCACCTTCTAGTACGTGTCCGAACTCTTTTACTGCTGCGACTGCTGAGTTAGCTGTAATGTCCTCATGCTTGGAACGCTGACCCATCAAGGCGGGGTTTCTAAGAACATTGACCATATAGGCCTGCTGTCTAGGCTCCATGCCCGACCAGCGCAATTCTATTAAGGATTCCAGTGAGGCTTGACCAGTGACATCTACATTAGACTTTCCAGTAGTGTCAGTCATCTCAGAGATTAGAGTACCTTGGGTTTCCAAAGTAGCCAAGTCTGCTTGTAGTTGGTTAGGTGCCGTGCTAGGATCTACTTGATCTAGATTAGCCTGAGCTAACCACTTGGCAGCTTCATCATTCTCAACTGATAGGGGTTGTAGTATATCCTCTTCAGGGTTGTCTTGTATGGCATCAGAGCCATCATCTTGGGAGTCGAAGAAATCTTCTTCAGTATGTGTACCGAATCCGAAATCTCCTCCTAGTCCTTCATTTCCTTCAATAGACAACTGTTCAAAGCTGTCATCATCATCAAGGTTGTATCCACTCATATAGTCTCCTAGCTTGGAGCTACACGCATGTGCTCCTTGATTTCAATTATTTGGTGTAACTTTTCTAAGTCATCTAATGTATACGGGCCATACTTTAATTCGGCATACGTACATAGAGGAGGGGAAGCTAACAATGGTTTCATTATGTATCCATTAAGTTCTGGATAGATAGCTGAATAATCAATTGGTATAGCTACAGTGGACTCGCCTTCTCTTAAGTTTCTGGGGAGGCTTCCTTTGCTAAACCTAGTGCGAAAAAATCTGCATATTGGGCTTTGACTACGTGGGCAAAGATCTCAACTACTTCAAACAGATTATCCTCAAACATACTATCATAAGTACTCTTTGAGATGCGCTCTTCATCTATCCGTACATCCACTACGAAACTCTTAATTAGTCCTGAAGTATTCTCAGGGTCTTTGCTATTCATGATCGCTATCATGGCAGCAGGTATATTTAGTTCTGATATTGTAATTGTTGCATCAACTCCAATGAATTGACCGCACTGAGTCAGATTCTCAAGTGCTAGTGTAGCTGACCACGTTGGTATGTAGATCTCTTTGCCACTCTTTAATTTTGCTGTATATCCAGCCATAGTATTCTCCAGTTAGTTAGGAACTAAGCAGCTCACCTCAGTAAGGCAAGCTGCTATCCTTGTTGTAAATCTACGAGTCCTTATTTCGCTTTGACGTAATCACCTCCTACCTCTCTAAGGAAGGTTAGCGATTCAAAGGTAATTACCCAAGTCACTGTGTTGATGTTCTGGCCACGAGTCATTGCTGGCATAGCCAAGATCACACCGTTAGTCATAGTGGCACTATCACGACCCATGGTATCTACTAGCTTGCCCTGGATAGGCCAAACTAGATCACCATCAGCATTAGCTAGTTCCTGGAAGTTGTTTGCATAATCTTGCAATAACTTATTCTCAGGGCTGTTCATTAAGACTGGGAACACGAGATCCCCTGCCTTGATGCGCTGCATACTAACTACCATGTCACCATAGGCACCGAAAGTAGTAGTTGCGATAGGAGCTTTACGTTGTAGTGTAATTAAATTATCACCGGCAACGAAGCCTTCCACTTTAAATTTCTTGTTAGACTGGTTTCCATCCCAATCTACCTCAAGAATAAGGTCTACATTTGCGAAAGAATATTGATACACTATTTATGTCTCCATGTCAAGGTTTATTTCTATTAACTGAATCTTGTGTAGATCGGTTAATCTCAATAGGTAAGAACGTACAGGTACTGGGCCATAAACCTTATTGCCTGGTACTTTGTAATCCTTACCTAGCCATTACTTACTCTTTATTCTGAGAATTCACCAGTGACACCTACTTCATGTAGAGCACCAGCACCAACCATTTTGAAAGAGAATCCACGATAGACTCTACCAGACTTATCACCAGCAGGAACATCAGCTAATGCTACACGAGCAATGCTATATCCATTAGGTAAGTACGTGCCATCAGGTAAGTAGCCTGGAGCAGCTAAGCCGTTACGAACAGCAGCAATTAAGCTTTGCTCTAAAGTATCTTCAGCAATGTTCAGACCTGTAGCAGTGAATGGGATCTTAGTGTTGCTTTGATATAGTAAGTTAAACATATCAGTTTCGATACGGTTCTCTAACCATAACAAACCATGACGTGTATCCATCCAAGAACCACTAGCCATACGACTGTCAGTATATGCATTTGCACTCTTACCAATGACCACTACAGCATTCACATTCTTAGAACGTAATACTGCAAGCTCACCAGAAGTCAAGTTCTCAGCAGTGATGGTGGGCATTTGCTTGAGGTTAAGAGTAATGGTAGTTGCTATGCCTTCAAAGTTCACACTAGCCACTCGGCCAAAGACTGAAGCTGATACATACTGATTAATATTCTTAGCGAAGTTAGTCAATGTATTGTTCAAAGTCTTAAGCTTCAACTGGCTGCCGACATCAGTACTAGTAGCGCTGTTTAGGGTGCTTAAGTCATTAGTGGTATTGCAGAATAGCTTACTAGCAGCCTCACACCAATCAGCTATATCAACAGTATTGCTACCAGCCAACTGAGCAGTTTGATCACGGAACTTCTTATGAGTAACTAAGCCAATGAATTCTAAACCTTTATCAACAGCAGCAGCCAAAGCAGCAACCGGTGTTTCAGCATCAAGTCCAATTGCTGACAGAG